GCATTTGCAAGAGCGGTATTTTATGACAAAAACACAAATAAAATACCATTTAAACTTTGTTTAAACCATGCTGAATATTTAAGTACAGCCATAAAAGATACAACAACAAAAGCTGCAGCAGGAATTGAAGATGCTTTTCATGCACATTTAAAAAATAGCGTGTTTGTTTTTTCTGCAGCTAAATCATTTACACAGTACCAAGAACTAAGTAGTTTACTTACCGATGAATTAGGTAATGCTCGTAATTGGAACGACTTTAAAACAGAAGCTTTAAAGGTTCATAGTAATTATAATGGTAATTACTTACGAACTGAATATATTACCGCCACCAGAACTTCCATAATGGCTGGAAAGTGGCAGCAGTTTGAGCGTTTAAAAGACACACACGATTTACAATACGATACTGCAGGAGATGACAAAGTACGTAAACATCATGCAAGTTTAGACGGAATTATAAGGCCTGTTGATGATGGGTTTTGGAACACGTATTATCCTCCTTTAGAATTTAGGTGTCGTTGCACTATTCGTCAAGTAGCTAAAGGTTCAAAAATTACACCTGCAGATAAATTAAAAGGAGTAGAAAAACCGCCTAAAGCATTTCGTTTTAATGCAGGAAAGCAAAAAATATTATTTAGTAATGATCATCCGTACATACTTAATTTACAAAAAGGAACAAAACGAGAACTGCAGGCAGTTAAGGATTACGGCTTAAAAGAAGTTTCTACTATTTATGCCCAGGGTAAAAATATAGCCGGTGATGTAGTAGAATTTAAAACCAAGGAACAGGCGTATGATTGGTTTAAAAAAATAAGTGCCAACGGTAAAAAAACCATCATAGCAAAAGTGGGGAATACTAAGTATCCGATTGAGTTAACAACTGAAGCTGTAAAACATATTGTTGAAGGATCAAACAATCGTTGGAAATGGATAAAGGAATTAACTGGAGTACTTCAAGCCCCTAATGAGGTGTACTTATTAAATTACACAGAGTCCAGGACTAAAAATAACTTTAGGACTTACCGTTTTATTAAATACTATGAAAGCCACGTATTAGCAGTAAATGTTGAAATTAAGGATGATTTAGTTATTAGAACGGCCTATGAAGTAAAGGATACTAGCTCAGAAAGAGTAGGAGTATTAATGGATGTAAAAAAATAAAGAATTGTATTTAGTAAAGCTTCAACTCAGCTTATTAGGCCGTTGCTACGTATCCATACAATTCTTTATTAGACACAAATATACGAAATAATTTAAGATGCCTAAAAACAAGCGTTTAGAGTTTCCCGACTTTGATAAAATGGGAAAAGATTTAGAAGACTTAATTGTTGCGTTACCTGATTTAGCAGGGGTAGCTGCAGTAAACTTTTTCCAAGATAGATTTAAACAAAAAGGATGGATTGATCAAGGAGGTTTGGAGCCTTGGAGTGACCGAAAAGAAAAAGGCGGAAACGGATCCGTTTTAATGGTTACTGGGAAGTTAAAAGATAGCTACGATTATAATACAGGTAAGGATTGGGTAGAAGTAACCAATTTTGCTCCATACTCAAAACTTCATAATGAAGGAGGTATTGCTACTATAAAAATCACTAAAAAAAGTAGAGGTTTTTTTTGGTATATGTATAAAAAAACGAGTCAGCCGCATTGGAAATTTATGGCATTGAGTAAAAAGAATTTCTTTACTATACATATTCCAAAACGACAGCACATTGGCCATAGTACTTTTTTCATGAAACGTGTTGATATGGCTTATAGAAAACAATTAGATTCATTTGCAAAAAATCATTTAAAATAATGGAGAATTTCAAAGATTTATATAAAGAACATGAAGCAATAATTACAAACAAACTACCCGAAATTAAACATGTTGACCTATGGCATGAGCAAGTAGGCTTTTTACAATCAGAACATCCTTTTAAAGCTCCTGCAGTATTTTTTGCATATCGCATTTTAAAAGCAGAAGACCAGGGCGAAAAAACTCAAAATGTAACACTAGGCATAGATGTGTACTATTACTACGAAACATTTGCAGACACTCACAGGAGATCTAAAAAACAAAACAAAGCATTAGACTTCCTAGACACGTTAACCAAAATACACGCAGTATTTCATGGAAGTAGTGGTACGAATTATTGTGAAATGAGAAGAGTGGGCTTTCAGCCAGTTGAAACAGGAACAGCTAACATATTGTATGTACAGCGTTTTGAATGTATTATTGTAGATAGTTCTGCTAGGGTATTATTTGAGGATGTACCTAATGAAGATATTGATATTCAAATTACAAACGAAGCTATATTGCCAGTAGAAATTGAGGATTCTTCATATGTGATTGATATGCGTCATTAGCCTCTTTATTATATAAGTAGTACTCTATTGTTTTAGGACGTAAATCGAAGAAATCAGCGGTTTTATTAATGCACCAGTTATTGGTATGCTTTTTAACTCCGTATTCAATTACAGAGTCTAGTTTACTAAAATAGCTTAGTATTTTATGGTGTCGTTTTGCTTGAAGATTTTTATCACGTGCCATACATCAAATATAAAACCAATAATTCAGAAAAACAAAAGTATAATTCAGAAAAAAGCCACTCATTTGAGTAGCTTTTTTCTGAATTATTAATTTTATTGCGTTATCCTGCTATTAGCCATACTGATTTGACGGCTTAATTTATTTTTATAATCAGGGCTAAGTGCTATTGCCTTATCATAAGTTGTTAATGCTTGCTTGTAATACTCTTGTGCTTCCTTTAAAAATTTTGATTTAATATTGTCTGGAGTGTCAGATAAATTATCTTCAGAACTTTCAGGACGATAGAGCTTTGCTTTTTTTGTTAGCTCTTCAGCTTTATAATAACAAATACCGCCTTTTCGTCCATACATCTTAGCAGTAGGAGTAGTCATTTTCATTACTTTATTTACATCGCTTAAAGCAGCATCAAATTGTTTGTCATTCGCTAAGCCTTTACTTCGTACCCAATAGTATTTAGCGTTTGTTGGATCTGCTTCAATTGCCTTTGTAGAATGCTCAATACACCCTTTGTAATATCTGCGGTCTAAATCTTTTTTAGCATTGTTATTATGTTCCGTTGCTGTTTGTGTAAATCCCAAAGTTGCTATAAAAGCAATCATTACTGTTAGTGTGTATTTCACGATGTTTGTTTTTTGTTAGTTTAATTTAATCAAAATTAATGCTTTTATACATGATAAACAATACCAAAATATAGGTATAAAAAAAGCCACTAATTATAGTGACTTTTTTTATACCTATATTTCGGTAGGATCAACAGCATCACAATGCTCGATTAAAGTACTGGCTAATTCCCTAGATTGCTTTTTACTAAGATCTATATAAGCCTCTTGCCCATCATATTCTATTTGTATTTGTATGATATGTATTCCTAGCACTGTTAATACTTTTGGTTCATCAAGATACTCAATATGTTCATTTATTAATTTTGTTGTTTTTATCATTTTTATAGTTTTATATTACAGTATGTATCATGATACTTCAAGACCACCAATAGAACCAAAACTTCCTATTGGCTCTAATTTTAAACCCTTCAATCCTAAACGTAAAATTGTTTCTTTATATTCTAGTCCATTAATTCCACTTTCAAATGGGGAGTTAATTGTAACATAATATTCATCCTGTTCACCAGTATAAGATCCTTCTCCAACTTTAAACCAGCTAAATAGTTCGCTATCTAATTCTTCATCTAAATATTCCTCCAAACACTCGTGTTCAGTATTTATTGATGATTTATTTTCGCTTTCAAAATCAATGTATTTTATTTGAAAACCTATTCCATAATGACTTGTATAATCAACTCCCATTTTATTGTTGTTTTAAATTGTTTACTATATAATCTTGTAACCAATGAACATACTGTTCATCATAAACCAATGTATTATTATTCAATTTTCTGTAAGTAGAATTGAACCCTTTCTCTTCTTTATATTTATTATCTAATTTTTGATGATTCATTTTATTTATGTATTAAACCGCAATTAGAACAGTAGCGGTATCCGTTACTTGACTTCTTTACTGGCATTTCTATTTCGCATTGAAAACAATGTAGCCATTCAGAAGCAATTGAGTCATCATCATCATCTGTTAGTTTTAACACCGTTTCATAAATTATTTTAATCATAAATGTTATTACTAAAACACCTACTATAAAACCACCAAAAAAACTGGTTGAGAAATATTCTATTATGTTATTCATGTTTTTATTTTATTGAATTAAATTAATGGCACATTCTCCTCTTGTATTATATATTTCTAAAGCTTTATTTAGTACGTAATTTCGTGCATCTTGTCTTGTATCGAAACTAAGTTCATTGTCATTTATATGACCATACCAAGGACTCATAATATCCTCTGAATGTATTTCAACTTTCCAAATATCTTTGTTTTCTGGATAAATCATTATTAAGAGATCGTTTTCATCTAACCATTCTGTAATGATTCCGTAGCGCATTGAATAATATAAGTATTCAAACGGTAAATAAATATCACAGCAATACAACCTATCGTTTATATCTAAAACCCAGTTTTTGTTTTTGATAC